TAGTGCAACGACATCAGCAACTAATGCTGCATCATCTGCTACCGCAGCAGCGAGTTCAGCTACAGCTGCCGCAAGTTCTGCAACAACTGCATCCACTCAAGCATCTAACGCTTCAACATCTGCAAGTACTGCGTCAACACAAGCAACTAACGCAGCTAATTCTGCAACGGCTGCAGCTAGTTCAGCAACTTCTGCTGCAAATTCTTTAGATACATTTGACGATACTTATTTAGGTGCAAAAGCATCTGACCCAACAACTGACAATGATGGTGACGCTTTAGCAGCAGGTATGCTTTACACAAATACATCTACAGGAAATTTAAAATTTTATAATGGTTCAGCTTGGGTAAATGTTTCAACAGGCTTAACTTCTATATCAGCAGATACGACACCTCAACTTGGTGGTAATTTAGATACTAATAATAAAGAAATAGTTACTGTTTCAAATAGAGATTTAGTATTAGCACCCAATGGAACTGGTGCAGTAGAAGTAAAAGGTAATACAAACTCAGGTAAATTACTTTTAAATTGTGAAGCTAACAGTCACCACGTTTCATTACAAGCTCCAGCACACTCTGCATTTTCAGGTAATGTTGAATTTACATTACCAACAAATACTGGATCAAGCGGACAAGCTATGGTTACTAATGGTTCAGGTGTTTTATCTTTTTCATCAATTTCAGAAACTAAACCAACTGTGGCAGATGTATCACAAACGATAGCACCAGCTACTGCAACAACAATAAATATTACAGGAACAGGATTTGTTGCAATACCAATAGTTGATTTTATTAATGCTTCTACTGGATCTATAACAAGAGCAAATACTGTAAGTTTAACAAGTGCCACTCAACTATCAGTTAATCTTACAATAGCAAGTGGAAATTATTTTGTTAGAATAGAAAATCCTGATGGTAATTCAGGAAGAAGTACAAACAATATTATTACTGCATCTACTGCTCCTTCATTTTCAACTGGAGCAGGTAGTATAGGCACAGTTGCAGCAGGATCGTCAGTTTCTTTATCAGTTGCAGCATCATCAGATAGTAATGTAACAATAACTGAAACAACTTCTGTATTAACATCAAATGCTAACACTCCGGCAGCAACAATGAACTTGAGTTTATCAGGATCACCTGCTACAAGTGCTACGTATAACATAACTGGTACTGCACCAAGTCCTACATCTGCTCAAACGTATAATTTTACGTTAAAAGCTCAGGATGTTGAAGGTCAGTTTGTAACAAGAGATTTTAGTATTACAGTATCAGTAGGAGCAACAGGATCAGGAGGATTCCATTAATGCCTACTACATATTTAAGAAGAACACCCGGAGGATCAGGTAATCAAAGAAAATTCACTTTTTCTTTTTGGATTAAAAAAACACGTCATACTGCTGGAAGTTCGTTTAGTTTATTTGATTGTGGTTCATCTACTGATTACTTTCATATTTATTTTCCTGCTGATGATAAATTAACAATTAAATCAAAAGCATCTAATTCAACAGTTATGAATGTTGTTACAAATAGAATTTTCAGAGATACCAACGCTTGGTTTCACGTAGTGATTGCTGTTGATAGTGAACAAGGAACAGCAGCTAACAGGTGTAAAGTCTACATTAATGGATCACAAGTTACATCTTTTTCATCAGAAGATTATGGTTCTCAAAACCAAGATTATGAAATTCAAGATACTGGAAGTTATCATTATATTGGAACTAATTATTCAGCAACAAGTAACGAGACATTTGAAGGTCAAATGGCATACGCTGCTTTTGTAGATGGAACACAAGAAGCACCAAGTATATTTGGTGAAACAGATAGCACTAC